CAGCATATATTCGTCTGAACCATTTCAAAGAGATTTTGTCTCAGTTTCAAGCGAAAGAAACTACACGTATACCTGATGATGTGTTAGACGCTGTGAAAAACCGTATTAAAAAAGAGCGGAAAGAGATGTCGGAAATGAATTACACGGAAATGCGTAATATATTGAGTATTTTGGGTTACAACAAATACTTTGAACACATTCAGTATATCAATTCGATTTTGGGAATCAAACCACCGATCATGGACGAAGAATTAATTGAGACATTGTGTGTGTTGTTTATTGAAATTCAACAGCCATGGGCGATCTATTGTCCAATCAATAGAACCAATTTTTTCAATTACACATATATTTTGTGTCAATTATGCGTGTTGTTAGACCAAACGCAATATTTGCCATTTATACCGATGATGAAAGACCGAATCAAGCAATTGGAGCAAGATATGATTTGGAAGAAAGTCTGTGATCATTTAGATTGGGAGTATTTTCCAACGGTTTGATTTATCTGTTTCTGTTTCTTGTTGTACTTTTGTTTATCAATAAAAAATTTTATTATAAGAATGATTATAATAAACCCCCCCGTTCGATCCTCGTATTAATAATAAAACATTGGATCATTGCCATCATCATTGTAAATTTTATATCCTATATCAAAAAGAAAATCAAATATTTTGTTTTTATCATAATCAAAAAATATTTTCGAAGTATGATTTGTTTCAACCTGAATGAGTGGTTTATATTGATCAATAATATTTTTAGCACCTTCTAATACATATAATTCACTACCTTCTGTGTCAATTTTAATAAAATCTACCGGTCCATTTATATTTTCATCATCTAATTTGATCATAGGAATTGTATTTATTTCATCAGATTCTTTTAAATAAAAGCAACCAGAATTTGTTCCATGTTGAATTATTTTACCGTTTGTTTTTTTATTAAAAACACCTACGTTTTTAGCAATGATATTTGTGCATTTGTTAAATTCTATATTTTCTATTAAATGGTTAAAATTAGTTTTATTCGGTTCATACACAATAACAGAAGAAAATAATCTAGAATATGGTAATGATGTAGTCCCAATATGTCCACCTATGTCTAAAAAAATGTTATTTTTTCGGGGGTTTTCAAGTAAATATTTCTTCACTAAATCTAATTCTCTAGGATATGGTTGTGAAATCCCATTTTCTATATGATATTTAAAACCGTCACATGCCCCATAATATGTAAAATTATCAAATGTCGCCATAAATATATTATATAAGTGTGTATTTTTATATCTATATATTTATAATCATTTTCGTATGCGTCTAGAACTATTTCTAATCGAATCAACGTACTCAAAATAAGACTTTAATTCTTCTAAGACTCTTTGTTGAAAATTCGTTTCATCATGTTGACCCAATATTTTTTTCACACGAGCCTTCATATTTTTCTTTACAAATGCATACCGTGTTTTATTAATTGTTATCCAAACCTGTTCATAGGTTACTATAACATCCATAAACTCTTCTAATTGGCTTTCAAATATACGCCCATCTTCATGATCTGTCATATTCTCCAACAAAGGAATCATTTGTTTTTCGATATATTCAAAAATTTCATCCATAAAATGTGTACACAGGAAACCTACTCCAAATGGTATACGTGTAGTTATATCCTGTATATTTTGTAATTCCACATCTCGATTTAATTGATTGACAATGTATTTTGCAAGCGAACTTCTTTGATAACAGTTATATACATCCACAGTAGGATCAGGTTTAAATTTGACAATCTTTGATTTTTTTGTAAACGAGTTCATTGTAATCATATCTTTATTTGATGTACATTTCCGAGTATTTGCAGCGGGACGTTTTTTATTCGATTTTTGTTTTTTAGTTTGTGATTTCTTTTTTGCCATTCTATAGTATATCCATCTATAAAAATCGAAATTATGTATAGCAATAATGACGAGTACAATAATACTTTTACATAAAAATTATTATTGTCAAAACAATTATCTGGGATGATTATTTATATATTTACTTTGGGTACATGGCAGCGGGGAATTGAACCAAGTTGGCTCCAATACCGAATCCAGCTCCACCTCGTGCACTAGAGGCCATGGAAGGAACAAATACATCAAGAACACTGAATGTGGCGGCAGCTGCCAACGCAATGATCACAACTTCCTCTATCTTAAGAGCCTTTTGAGGAATAACAAAGGCAGCAATGGCTACCATAATACCTTCAACAAGATACTTGATTGCTCGCTTTACGAATTCGCTAAAGTCAAACATGTCGTTCATTTTTGCAATTATATATTTAGACAACAAAAAAATATTCATTGAAAACAACTTAAATCTAAAAGATAAAAATGGCTAAAGATGTCGACCCCAACAAAAACGTCTAAAACGTTTGAGCAGAAAATGACCAAGGACGGGAAAATGAACCCTAAATACGTAGATCTATTAAGCGAAGATCCAGCGATTGCTAACCAACAATATGGTTGTTATAGTTTTGTTTCGCCTGAAAAAATCATCAAACAAAAGGACATTTTCCTGTTCGAAAAGTTTGTGAAACAATGGCAATACGCAAAAGCGCTAAACATGTTTTCTGATTTTATGCAATTTGTTGCACATAAATACACAATCGATCCCGAAAAGCTTATGGGTGACTTTGTAGAGTTTGTCACAGAAGAAGAAAACGTACTAAAACGCGAAGATGTTACAAGCGATTTCAACCATTTCATGGACAAGAACGAAGTCCGATTAACAGAAGAATTTCAGAAACAGCATAATTTCCAGACTTCTGTAAGAGGCTTTATTAATCGTGGAAATTTCGGTACATCAGAAGAAGCGGAGAAATTTGCAAAACAAATCCGTGATCGTGATCCCAACCATGATATATTTGTAGGACGTAATTTTGTATGGACACCATTAGATCCAGATGCATATAAGACTGGTCGCATCGAATTCATGGAGGAGGAGCTAAATCAACTACACCATGAAAAGTTGAAGAACGAGATGAAGGCGAAGGAAGAGTTCGAGAAGCGTTTGTACGAAAGCAAGCGTAAAGCCATTGAACGAAACATCGAAGAAGCCAAAAAATCAGGTAACAAACTCACACAGACAATGGATGAGGAAGGTAATTTGATTGGTGTAAAAGAAACAGTCGATTTTGATAGTCGTGAGGTTGCAACAGAACATGGTGATCCCATTCACACCCGTAAACCATTTCAAAGCGGAAAAGAAGAATCTCGCGTAGAGGAATTGGATACAATCAAAGAGGATGGTGAGAAAGATGAAAATAATTAAAGATCAAAAGTAATATAACACATAATATTACTTTTTGCAAACATACATATATGGTACTATATGATTACGTATAATACACAGGCAATGAATCAATATTAAACTCGTATGATTTCGGTTTACCTTTTGGAATCTTCTTACAATTTTGAATCATGGGTTGTTGCAATTCATTTTGAGGGGTTACATTGTGAACTAATCGCGAGATCATCTTATACAATTTGAAATTCGGGTATCGTTCGTCCCCATTTTTCTTGTACAATATATTTTTTCCAGAGTCTTCAGTACACCATCTCAATATCGTTTTCTGTAATCGATTCATGTGTTTGGTGTCTGTAGCATCGTCTTCTTCATCAAACACAAAATCAAACATAGAACACCCTAACCTACATAAATCAAAACTGTTATTCGGTATAATTATTTCTTTTTTATCATTGACATATGGCGGAAAATTATATTGTGTGTGTGCGTCCCCGCCTGGAGCAAAGCTATCACTACAAAATAGTTTGTCTTGAAATTTGTAAATGGCACGTCCGAAATCGATCATTTTGAAAATCCGACCATGGGTGGGTACATAGTATTTCTGGTTTTCATACGTGTACACAATATATTTCATATTGGTTCTCACATAAGTCACGTTATTCGTATGTAAATCGTTATGTGTAAAAGAGAAACATTTTTGATATACCAATAAAGAAAATACTACTTGTGTAAGTGCACTTTCGATTTCATCATCACCGATATCATCATTTTCCAATAATTCATCCAACGTACCATCGCATTTTTCCATACATATCATTTGGACGGGGAATTTTCGAATATATACAAATATATCGTTTTCACTATCTTCACTTGATTCACTATCGGTTTGAGACTCTTTGTCATCATCCTCTTCACCATCCTCTTGATCATCCTCTTCACCATCCTCTTTGTCCTGGTCTTGATCATCCTCTTTGTCCTGGTCTTGATCATCGTCGCTTACACTAATACGACTGTTATTTGAGCTATCATCGTCAGAATCAGAATCACTATCCGAACCATCTTCTTTTTTCATTTGAAAGACCACTTCCATATTTGTCTCATTTAGTTCTGTGGATTCTTCTACAAAACATTCATCTACTATATTGACATCTACATCATCTTCAATCAGTACTTTAGGTCTATTTCCATGGGTGTTTTTTACATTATGTTTTCCTAGATCTAATTCTGTTTCATCTTCTACACGATATAAAACATTTTTCTTGTTTTTAAAATATTCAGATTCTTGTAAATAAGAGAAATCGTCTGTTGCATCAAACCGGAATTCGTCTTGGATTCCCAAATACGATCCATAGAAATCAATTGCATTGGGGAAATGATGGAAATTCAGCATTTTGGAACAAAGAAAATTGAAAAAACAATCTACATACGAAGAATTGTTTGGATCTGCGACTTTTGGAAAACAATTCCCGTTTAGATCTGGTAATTGTATCAAAATCTCTTTGGTATGATCATATTTTCCAATCAAATAATGAATCGGATCCAATAATGGTGCAAACTTGATATGGGTTTTTCCTTTTAATTTTTTGTTGTTTGATACTAATGTATCCAGATCATAAAATTCTTTATTTGTTTTGAGACAAATTTGATTGTAGTTTGACTCAGACATCGTGAAAAACTTTTCATATATTGGATTGAAACCTTGTACCTGATTTATGTTATATGGATTATATTTAGATCCACTATCACACTTGAAATGAGGCCACTCTATTTTACGCAACTTTTGGTAACTGATTTG